TGAGGCTAGCGAGTTTCTTAAAACTGTCGCTACTTGCTTGTTGTTTTGATTCTCTTTGTTGGTTTGCATATTCTGTGCTGGTTTTTAGTTTTTCTGATCTAATGTCGTTTGAAATGAAAGTGCCTACCACCTTTTTCCAGTTTTTTCTTTTTGGCTTGGTTCCATCGGCGTTTTGCCAGTTTTTTACTTGGATGTAGTAAAAATTTGGGTCGGCTTCGGGGTATGATTCTTGCATGTAAGCTTGGAAATCTTCAAACTCGAAAATATTGCTTTCGGAAAATAGAATTTCTGGAGCTTCAATCTTTACTTTTTTCGCGCGCCGCCCCCCAGTTTGCGGAGCTTTTTTTTGCTTTAGCTCACTAGATGAAAAATCATTTTTGGAATTTGATTTTTCGTTTTCTGCATTATTATTATCTATTTTACTATTATCTTTTTTGGTATTTTCTTTCTTACTATTATTGGGGTGGTTTTCCAACCTAGGATTATCCTGCATTGGATTTTCCGAGGTTGGATTTTCCGTATAGGGATTTTCCAATATGGATTCTGAATGCAAAATATAGTCTACACAAAAGAATCCTTTTTCATCTTTTCCTCTTACTCTTTGCAAGTATCCAGCGCCTTCTAATTCTATTAATCCAGTCCTTACAGAATCAACGCTCTCCTTAAGTTGAGAGGCTAATCTTTCCACCGAAAAATCCCAATTATCTGGTTTGGATTGGATGAAAGCATAAAGGCCCTTTGCTTTGAGTGTCACATTTATGTTATTGAGTAAGTCGTTGGGGATAATCCCAAACTTGCTTCGTATCGTTATTTTTGCCATAGTTAAATATTAAAATCGAAAAGTCTGTAAAAATCATCCTTGAAGATAAACACTCTCCAGCTCTTATAACATTCTAAGTAAAATTCTGTACATTTTTCTGACATTTGCAAGGCTGCTTTTCTGCATCTTGTAGAAATAACCTCCTCCCATTCGTTAGAATACAAAATAAAAATCCCGTCAATCCTGTATATCACTTTCATGTCGTTTCAGTTTAAAATTATTTTTTCTGGCTATTTCTGAAGCCTCCTCTATTCTTTTGTTTAAATTGAGAGTTTCAAAGGCTTCAGGGTGTTTTACCCTTAATAGGGACATGCAATGCAGCATATCCCATAAGGCGTCATTTGTGCAGGTAATAGAGTTTGACTCTGCAAGTAACCTTAATTCATTAATTGCCTTTTCCGAGGAGGATTTAATCTCGTTTATTGCCTCCTCTATTGATTCGATGTTTGCTTTCATATTCTTCTATTGCTTTGAAGATTTGAAGAACTACTTGCGGTACTATGGCGTTCCCATATCCTTTAATTGACTCGTTTCGGTGTTTAGGAACGGTAATTCCAACCAATCTGGAGGGAATCCCATCATTTCCGCTACAAATCGGGGATTGAGTTGGGAAGTTTTTCCAGTTTGCTGGAATGCTCTCTTTTGCAAAGAATCCTGATTTCTTTTTCCCGTATTCTTTGCTGGATTGTCGTCCGCTGTAGGAGTAGGAAGTAATGATTTTGCAATTACCTCCTCTAGATTCCCTTTGTTTCTGTTGGCTAAATTTTCGCTGTTTAAATTGCAACCATTCACCTTGTTGGCTCTTGGGGTCGGGAGCAAATTGTTTTGAGATAAATCTACCAATTTGCAACTCCCCTCTACTCCCTGATTTGAGCGTATTCGATTGTTGCCAAAAACTTCTCTTGGATTTTTGGGGGTTATTGTTTCGGCACACGTTGGAGTTGGCAAAAGCGTTAATAAATAGCCCGTTTCGGCTTGTTGATACAAGGTACCTCCTTTTGCATCGTGCGGAGCTCTGCCTTCCATGCTTTTTGCCGTTGGGGTCTTTATAAGCGACAAACCAGACTCTATCTCTTCTGTGCGGTGCGTCAACGGCGCAAGCTGGAAGTATATACGGTTGTACCTGGTACCCTTCAGCCTCCAAATCAACTTGCACCTCCTCGAAGACCATCCCGTCTGACCAATTAACAATCCCGAAAACGTTTTCGCCCACAATCCAACGTGGTTGAATTTCTCGAATTGCTCTAAGCATTTGGGGCCATAGATGGCGCTCATCATCTTTCCCTTTTCGCTTTCCAGCGAGGGAGTAAGGTTGGCAGGGGAACCCACCTGTAAGGATGTCGATTTTTCCTCTGTGAATAGAGAAATCTGTTTGCTTGATATCTTCATAACTTTTCGCATTTGGCCAATAATATTTTAAAACTGTTTGGCAGAATGGGTTTATTTCGCAATGAAACACATTCTCCCATCTAATCCACTCGGCGGCTAAATCAAATCCACCAATTCCGGAAAATAACGAGGCGTGCCTAAACATAAAACTTAGCCCCCTTCAATTTGTCTAACGAATCAACCGTCGCCACTGACCCATCAAGACGGTTTTGGATGAACTTATACACGCCGTCAGCAACAAAATGCACACGGCCGTACAGCTCACCAAACTGGCAAAGAACAGTACCCGTGTCTCTTGCGACAGTTTCCGCCACAATGGCCGAAACTTCGCAATTGTCAACGGGCTGCAAAGATACATCAACCTTGTACCCCATAGCCAAGGCGTACAGTTCAATTGTTTCATACGCCTTCATCTTGTAGAAAGCGGACGAAAGTAATGAGATTTCGTGTTGGGATACACCAACTTTTTCAGCGATGGTGCCCTGAGAAATCTTTCTATCCTTTCGGATAGCATTAAGCGCATTTGCAATTCTTCTATGTAATACCATATCAAAAATTTGTTTAAAATTGTTTATGCAAATGTAATATAAATATCAAAATAAACAATAGTAATATTTAATTTTCTGACAAATGCAAGAAAAAACCCGACACTCAAGCGAGTATCGGGTTTATAAATAACTAAACAATCCTTTTACTTAAAGACTCCTATGTGAATAGAAAGATTAAGTTTTAAAAAAAATCATGCGCTTTACTTGGTTGGTGGGTGGCGATTTGTTTTTCATGGTGGTTATTGTTTGGTAAGTAAAAAATAGATAAACTGAAAAAGTGATATAGTATAGTATTTCGCAAACCACCAGTAATATGGAATTGTCAAAATAAACCACCATGAAAAATTAATACTATTTTTCATTTTCATGACAGAAAATACTATCATCAAAAAAATATTCATTAGCAAATTTAAAAACTCGCCAAATGAGAAAAATCTTAAAATTGCTCGTATCATTTTCTTTTCTGGGTTACATTATAAACCAACCAAAATCCTAGCATCAAAAGCATAAGGCCAAAAAGCATTTTCATTTCAATTGCCACTCTTCACCTCCTCTCCCTTTAGCTGCGCAACTCTTTTACCCACTTCTCGATCCAAAACAGAAAAGAATACCTCCTTTTCGTTAAGCTTGAAAACATCCGTGCCTATTTCGTAGAGGTCAACCTTACGCCTCCACTCCCAGACGGTATTATAGGGGTATTCCTTATGCAACACCCTACACAATTCAGCGATATTGATTATTTTATTTTTCATAATTCAAATCTACGAATTAAAATTTAATTCGCAAAAGTTTTGCTAATAAAAAAGTTATATAGTACTTTTGCAACACAAACCAACAACAAAACAATAATATGTATCTAAAACCAGTACCCCTAATAGCTAACGAATGCGAAGGGTGTTCGTTGCTTGATAGTCTGACAAATGTCAGGAATTGTGAGCCACATCATCGAAATCAGTGTGGAATTAATGAAAGGAAAATACTTGTACCCTCTGACACTTCTATCCCTGTAGTGCAAGTGGTGTCCTATTTAGATTACGAGTTGACCGACTCAATCAGGAAGGAGATAATCCAGATTATTCCTGACATTAATCAAGAACTTTTAATCAAATCTTGCAACCTTAGAAACCTAATTGAAAACCTATGGAAAATACAGAGATAACAGTTGACTTGAATAATCGGTTATTGAAAATTCAAGAAGAAATTCAGTCGATCACTAAGGATAAGACCGTCCCATATAAAAAAATCGATTATGTTAGCGATAAAGGTGTAAATGAGGCATTTAAACCACTTTTCGATAAACATGAAGTATTATTTTATGTCGAGGCAATTGATTACCAAATGACGTTTTGTGAAAAACCTGTCAATAGGGGAAAGCCTGATTTTTATTTGGAACCAAACTATATGTTCATTGTCAAATGCAATATGGTGTTTGAGACCAACAAAGAAAGAAAGGTTATTCCTTATTTGGGGGCAGATGCAAATGGATTTGAAGATGGGCTTCAGGGTGCAATTACAAGCACTAGGAGAGCTTTTTTGTTAAAGTTTTTTAATGTTGTGCAAGTTGACAATAACAATAATAATAACAATCAAGGCACCAACAATCAGCAAGGAAGGAATCATTCATATCAAAAGCAAACGCCTCCTCCTCAATTAAGTGAAGCAGATAAGCTTGTAAAGAAAATGAATGAATATAAGACTTTAGCTGAATACAATTCAATATTTGATCGTGTAATGACTGAAGGAGAAAAGGATGTTTCAATTAAAAGAATTTACTGGGATATCGCCAAAAAAAGAGGGTATAAGTTTGACGAAACAATTAATAAATTTAGAAAAAAAGATGACTAGAGCACAAGCATTTAAAAAACATTTTCCAAAGCTATACGAGGAGGCTTTGAGCGAAATGAAAAGGCAACGAAATGAAGACTTTGCCAATACCCAATTTTACGGCACAAAAAAGGACTTGTTGACCTCCTCGTTTAGCTTTGATTTAGCTAAAAATAAACAAATTTGGAAAGATGAGGAGGCAAAACTATGATAGGATACATTTTGACTAGAAGCCAAATTGACCCACAAAAAGGATTTTCCCATTTCCATTTTTCTGAAGTGATTGAGTCAAAAAATGTAGATGGTTTACCTAGGGTTGAGGGTCGCGATTGTGTTGTAATCGCTCATGAGATTGAATACCACGTTGATAGTATTTCGATGCAAGGAAATCAACTACATGAACTTTTTGGAGAATTTGTTAGAGAGTTGTTTGAAGAATCAACAGGATTAACTAGAATTGAATTTAAAAAACTTAAAATTAAACCTTATGAAAAAGATTAAAGACTTATTTGCATTCTTGGTTCCTGACGAAAATGACTTAATGGAGTTGTTTGCTGGACTAATTTTAATTGTAGTAATTATGTGGTTTGTTTCAGAAAATGTACTCGTTAACTATATTGGTTATGCTATTATTTTATTTTCGTTTTTAGGTATTTGCGCGTACTTAATAGGCAAAATGGGAGGAGGTAATGATGAGTAATTTTCTAACACTTTCGAGTTTGAAAAATTATGCACTAGCAATGAAATCTGTTTGTGAGGAAAATATCACCCAGATTGAAAGAATGAGCAAAAACCAATTGGCTAAAATTGATTACAAGCTTAACGGTATGACAAAAAGCGATTGGGAGATGAATAAATCACTCTGGGAAAGAGACCTTGAAAAGATTGAAAAAAGAATGCAAGAATTATACCCCATAGAACTAGAGAGAATGCTGCTACGATAAAAACAAACCCTAGGCGTAAAACACCTAGGGTTTTTCATTAACCACTCATGAAAAGCACTATTGCAGTCTTTTCCTTTTCCGTTCAAAATACTTTATTGCCTTGTTGGTGAAATACACGCCAACGGCACCACATCCACCAAGCGCAACCTTTCCAACTGCTTCCATAATAAAATCAAACAAAGGTGCCCAATCACTCCCAATAATAAAATTGGGCATGAACATAGCTAGTAAAAATCCCAAAACATAAGAGATTCTATTATCAATAACGTGTGTCGTATTCATACCGATTACTAGATTAAGAAAAATTGAAAGCATGGATTTAGTATATTTAACATGAAAAGTTAGATAGTTCAAATCCCTGCTCGTTTTACGTGTTAGGGATTTTTTATTTGAGTAAAAATAAAGAAGTTAATATAATTCCCAAAATTGCGGAGGACTTCGAAAAGAACGCCGAACGCCTTTTATACTTCTCTTTTTCCTTAATTACTATCCTAAATTCTTCACTTCTTGTAAGTGTGTCAATATTCCAAGCTTGCTTCAGATCCTCCACTTGCACATGTAACAATTGAACTTGCTTTTTCAGCGTATCCCGTTGGGATAGCAAAAGAGGGTGTATAGCAATAGTTTTTGCTATTTCGTCCGCTTGCGCCTTCGGAATAGTGAAAGTTACTGTTTGAGGTTGACTACCTGATTTTTGTGCGAAACACTTTTTGTAGTTGGTCAATAGTAAGAGCTGGAGAGTTGCTAATACTATCAATTTTTTTCTGAATTTCTTCATGATTTTTTTGAAGTTGGTTAATTCTAATTGAATCTTTTTTGATTTTAATCATTAAATCCTGTACCGTCGGCTCTTTTTTTTTCTGGCCACAACCTGTTACGAATGCAAGGAGCAGTAATACTATTATGATATTTTTCATTGTGTTGTTGATAGTTTAAGTGCGCGGAAGAATTTTTCAGCATAACCAGTGATCAACTCCGCTCGATCCATGCCGTTAATTATCCTCCTAGCTTCCTTGAAATTTGTTTCTTTTTCGTTGATATACTGAGACAATTTTCTTGTCGTGAACAAGCCTTTTTGCATGCCTTCAAATGTGATTTTGAGGGCAATTTCTGGGACTAATGCAAGCTCTGGATTATTGTACAAGTCCACTCCAATTGCATCACCTACCTTCTTGTACACGTGCCACCATGTTATTTGCACATACCCACGACCAAAATAAATTTTTCCGTTTGTGTGCGGTTTTCCGTATGGCCTACCTTTCCCTTTGCCCTTTTCCTCCACGGGCTGAAAGGTTTGGTTTGTTTCGTGAAATACGGTAGCTAAAATATAGGCAAATTGGGCTTCAGTAATAGAATCTGGTTTGTTATCGATGAACAACCCTAGCCCTTCTACTTGCGATTGCCTCAATTTTCCACCAAACAAGTTTTTTCGGACTTCATCAAAGAATATTTCCTTATTCATGAGTGATAAGATTTAAGCCTCCTCGTTGTTGTAGAGGAGGCTTAGTTGATTAATCTAATTTTTGTGTTGTTACAATTCTGAGGAATTCGCCAATTGCCTCTCTGGCCATTAATAGGCCAAACGAAATCCAAGGACTTACATCTTCTGGAATTAATGCAGCAGATGCCGCTCCTCCAATCGTTGCCACCATAAGCATTTTTTTGAAAATGCTGAGGAGCGCAATGGTGTCTTTTGATATGTTTTTGAAGTATTGCATAGTGATTTAGTTGATGATCCAGTATTGAACTGTTGAGTTACACCCTGTTTCTGTACTGCCGTTTGACTGTCTGGCTGTTATAGTTGCTGTACCTGCCGCTGAAATATTATATGTATAATCGTGTGCGCTTGTGCCCGAAAGTGTTTTTGTTGTAATCCAAATTATTGAATTTGTGGTAATTGAGGTACTTGTAATTGTCCCTAGCCCAGAGGAAAGATTTAAGGTTCCAACTGAAGAGCCAGATCCTATAATTATTTTCCCATTTAATCTAATACTTTTATTGTTTATATTTCCAATAACAGTAGTGTTAGATCCATCTCCAACAGCATCAAAGCCTACAACAGTTTCCTGGTCTTGGTTTGAGTTGTATGATTTTGTATTTGCACCAATATATACTGAATTGGTAGATCCAGTATTTGCAGTTATGTTATCCGCAATAAACTTTGCTGAGCTTTTCCCTATAGCAACATTTCTAACACCATTTATATTATTATATCCAGCTTCCCACCCAATATATGTATTTTGTTCTCCTGTTGTTGTTTGCCTACCAGCTTGAACCCCTAAAAAACTATTGTAATTACCTGTGCTTAATAGTAATCCAGCTTGATTACCTACTATTGTGTTAATTGCCCCAGTTGTTATGCTTGTACCAGCGCTTGTGCCTAAAAGTGTATTTATGCCACCTGTGGTCATAGAAGAGCCTGCGCCTACACCTAAAATTAGATTTGAATTATCGTCATTTGTCCTAGACTCAAATACAGAAGCTCCCGATTGATTGAGAATTGAAAATATTGTTTGCAATCCAGATTTTTTCTTTAGACTAATATTTTCAGAATATACTCTTGAAAATCCTCCGCCATTTATAATAGGTTGAATTCCATTTGTTAACTGACAACTAGAATTATTGGCATCTGAAAAGCCTGTATAATTTGAATTTTTCGCAGTTTGTAGTTGGTAATTACTAACAAGTATATGGTTTGCAGTTCCAGTTGATTGATTTACAAAATAATAATTAACCCCTTTATTGTTGGATGTTTCTGTAGATACTGGAATATATCCCATTCCATATATATTGGAAATCTTAATACAGCACCCTGAAATATTTCCTACTATTTTGACAATTGCTTGTTCAGACCCGTTAACATAGTTCAATGGAGTACAAAATCCATTTGTAACATGTATTCCAAAACTCGAGTTAGCTCTTTCTAATAGAAATGCTGTATTTACAATATCAGCACCCCAATTCACCAATTGAAAGTCTCCCGAAATAGAAGAGCTATTAATATATGTGTGTATGAAATTTTTAAAAGCGTAACAAAAAATTGAATTCATATGTACGTCATCTACATCTCCAATTTTAATAGCCTCATTTGTTTGTTTTGCAATAGAACTAACATCTAGTAATTGTTGCTCTGTCAATATTGGTCTTAATGAATTTGGATTAAAATGTATGTCACTTAACCTAGGAATATCAGCGCAAAACTTTAAGTCTACCCCTACTGACAATGGGTATCCATAGCATTCTGATATAGATAATTTTTCACAATTTTCTCCAGATTTCGTTTCAATAAATTTCCAACCTCCTAAATAATTTATTTTTGTTATTTCGCATAATGATTTAACTGTTATTGTTGTAGAATATTGAATAAAACTTGCCCAATTTTGATTTGGGAAAACGAATGATATAGAAGATAATTTTGATTTTTCATTCATTTCTATTCTTCCAATAGTGTTTTTAATATATATATTAGTCCCAGATATATTATCTTTATGCCAGTCAGATCCCATTAATGTTCTTCCTGTTGGGATATATAATACATTAGATATGTAATATGTTTTATTCTTAAGTATTACTGTTCCAATATTTAGGGCATTTTGAATGGAAATTAAATCATCTGATATGCCATCACCAATTGCTCCAAACCATTCAGAATATAACACCCCATTATAAATTCTCTTTAGCCTCTTCCCTCCTCCTGTAACTATAATAGTACCTAAGTTATCAGAACTTGAATTATCTGATGAATCATACTTCCAGAATCCCTCTTTCTCCAGCTCATTACAATAAAAAATTTGAGTAGCTGCTAAAACTGAATTGGACAAAGATCTCAATTCTGAAATAGAATACCCTTTATCTAGTTTTCCTAATAGTGCCGTTTGGGTCGCTGTAGAAATTGGCTTATTAAGGTCTGCGGTATTATCTACACTAGATAATCCAATAACAGACTTATCTAGTGTCTGCCATGTCTTATCTCCACGATAATATTTTCCAGTAGTAGAAGGGCTTAAGTACTGCTCAACTGTTCTTTTTAGTCTCTTTCCGTTATTAGTTACAATAATAGTAGAGTCATTGCCAGTACTAGAATTATCGTTTTTGTCTAACTCAAAATACCCTTTCTTACCATTGTCTGTAACATAGTACAATGTAGTACTGTCTCCATTTGCAATTGAGGAGGCTTTAAGTTGCGCAATAGTCAACTGCTTAATTACTCCATTCACATACTTTTGAGTAATCTCTTTTCGAATTGCATCACCTGAAGCCGTTCTTACCTGAGAAAAACTGACAAATGTCAGAATTTGAAGAATAAATAAATTAATGAGTCTTTTCATTATAATGTAATTTGAAGGGTTGGTATGATATAAATTCCAGTTGGAGTGATTGATATTCTTGCGTAAGAAGTATTTCCATTTTCATCTAGGAAATTTTCCACTGCAACATCGCCAATAAATCCAGAATCAATTAAATCTTGTAGTTCTGTATTATTTGCTACTGGCTTAGTTTTGATGGCATCAGATGGCAAAATTTCCCCTAGTACTAATTGTATTATCGTTTGATTGAACAATACCGTATTTGGGTTTTCTGTTGGTACTACGTAATCGTCTGGTGCAACATCGTAAATAATGAATTTGCCATTCAGCACAAATACATCCACCCCATCAGGTGAAACAATATTAAGCCTATACTTGTATTCATCTGGAGGAGGCGCTGCATTCGTTGGAGATGTTTGCAAAAAGTCAGATAAAATAGTCATCTTGTCAATAATGCTATCAGATAACGATGATGACTTTGTAATCTTATTGTCTGCTGGACCGCTTGTTGTGCATTCCAGAATAGGACTACTTGGATTATTTTTCCAGACCGTTAATTCTGCCTCAAAATCGGATATATCCATTCTATTTGTGATGCTACCCTCACAAAATAGAATTGGAAAGTATATCGTTTGCTCAAACAGAGCCTCAATATTTAGAGGCTCTGGTATAAGATTTAGGTTTTTTCTCATTTCTTCGATTTTTCAATCAAATTACAAAAATTTCCTCAAATTATGGGCTTACCTTAATTACCTTCAGGTAGTAGTCTTTTCTTCCTGCATCCTCCACAGGGTAACAACTCTGCCAATCTGTTGCTTTTATTTCTCCCTCAAAGTACTTGCCATTGATTTGAACACGATATTTTGAGGTAGTAGGCTCTAAGTTGTAAGGCCTGCAAGCAAATATTACTACAAATCCATCATTACTGTACGCTGTTCTTAGTGGAAGATAATTTTGAGAATTTTTCCAGTCCATTGCCTTGTGCTTAGTCCATGTAATCCCATTATCATAAGACTGCTCACTATTCCATTGTGAGAAAATTAATTTATCTCTCAGTCCTGCTAATGTAATAGTTTCACCACCAATCGAAATAGACTTATTGATTATTGCCGATTGTGCAAATATAGCATTATACCCGTCAGCTGGAGTGTCTGCCTGCGGGCTACTCCAAAACAAATTACCTTTAGATCCGCTCATAAACTGCATCATAATAGATTCAAAAGCAACCTCCCTTGGTAAGGTAAGTACACTTCTATCTCCATAATGTGAAAATTCTTGCGAATCATGCCACCTCCATACGCCCATTCCTACACCTGTTCTATCACAAACGATTTTCAGCATTTGGATTGTCTCCTTGTTTCTCATTTTCTTGTTTATATACACATCCGTCTCAATCAAGCTGGTTGATTTTGAAAGAACGTGATCAACATTGTATCCAGAGAATCCAGACAAGTCATAAGTATTTCCAAAATGATTTACTTTTCTTAGATAGGTACCGCTTGGAGAATAAACCATTTTTCCTTGTTCCCATGAATCCTCGCTAATATTATTTACCTCTTCAAGTAAAAACAAATTTTCATAGTCTGTGATATACTTGTCTACTCCATTTAGATTGAAGGTATTCCAAAAGTAGTTTGTAATACTCCAAGTGAGCCCACTTCCATCGTCGCGCGGAAAAGTGCGACTAGGATAATTTCCATTAGCGTCAGGGTATCTACCTTGTGCAGTATATCCGAATGTGAAAAGTGGTGCCATGTATTGTGCAAGTACCAACCCTAAGGACTTGTCCGCTATACCTGCATAGTAAGCGGCCAATCTCTTGCTTGGATCTACCTCCTCACCCGTTACTAGCCCAATCTCTACATCACTTTCGTGTGCAGCTCTTCTATTTCTTATCCCATCAGGAGAATCACCTAAGCCGAATGGACCGCCCATAGATCGTCCCAAATTATAAGATTCTGAAATACTTTTTGTTCTAAAATAGGTGTCTGCATCAAGTCCATCCACATTGAAGTTGTGCATCAAGAACAAATCATATCTTTCATTGTACGGCCTTGCAGAGGTGAAACTTTGATTTGTTACTCCCGGACAATTATCCCAAAAATCTACACAAGCCTGAAACTGGTTATTTCTCCAACTCCAAATACCTTTCTTGAATGGTGTTGTTCCGTTAGCTGCAAATTGACCCAATGCGTCATTGTTCATCATCACCACATAATTGGGTAGTTGGTTGTCAATTCTTGCATTGTATTTTGTCGGAATATTGACATCTGGAAACTTGTGCGGACTGAATACCCCTAAAGATGTTTCTTTTGCTACGCCTTGAAAAGCATTAGGAAAAGTAAAATCTCCGTACGATGGTTGTAGGTAATATAGTGTCTTACTCCCTGAACCTGTACAGTTTGTTGCCTGAAGCCTTACGGTATATGTTCCAGTTTGTAGTCCTGCAACTGAAAAAGTAATAACCGAGGAGGTAGGCGCAACAAATCCAGTTTTTACTATTGTACTACCTTGTATGACATACCAATTAATTCCGTATGTTCCTGTAGAATTGAAGGTACATGAAATTTGCTCTTGGCCAGAAACTTGCGTGGCTGATAGCACATCAAATCCACCTTCGCAATTTGGCAAATTCCCTGTGTTTCCTCCTCCGCTAACAGAGTTAGGTAAAAAATACTTAAACCTTGCATTTGCAAGAGTGCTATTATTACCCGAAGCAACCGCCAATCGGGTAATAAATCTTTTTTGCCCAGTAAAACATCCTAAAACTTTTGTAATCTGAGTATATGCAACAACTGTTGCGCTATCTGTATTTTTGCTATAAGAGAAAATACAATCATTTCCAGATCGTTCAGCTTTCACCCATATTGGAAGCGTTTTATTTGCCAAATAGGTTACAACCGATGTTGGTGCGTTTTTTGTTGGTCTGCGAGTAACAAACAAAGTATCATTGCGCCACAATACAGAAACATGCTTAGAATTTGCACTATCGTATTCAGCAACCATTATACCAGCACCACCTTTGCTATTCTGTAAATTCTGAAACAAAGTGATATACGCCTTGCGAGTGAAATTGACATTTTTCTCATCAAAACGATAGACCCTAGGATTGTCTCTAGTGCCTCCAAATTGACCAGCTCCATAAATTTCAAAATCGTCTTCCTTGTAAAAGATTCTTTTTCCCGGCAACTTATCTGTAATAACTGTAGCGCCTATATGGTTTAGCGTGGATACAGCCTGACAAATTGCCTTAGTTGCAACAAATTGAATTGTATAGGTACCAGTGTTTTGCTCTCCAATATTGATTCTTAATGTTGCGGAGGTTGATGGCTCCGTTTGTCCAGTAATTAATGTACTCCCTCCACTTTTCAGATACCAGTTAAACGGATTGATATTTGAGTTTGGGCTATCTAATGTAATATCATAAAGAGAAGTGAACCCGGCTACTTTTTGTACCAATGAAATTGATAGGCTGCAATTTCTTATAGTTAATGTCTGAGAATTTGCAGAGGCAACTTTTCCGCTTTCTGTACATACAACGTAGTAATCGCCAGTAGACAATCCAGTGCCTATAATTTGACTTGTATTAGATACAATTACAGGAGAGCCAATAGAAACACCCCCGATCTGGTATAATTGACAACTAGAGGCAAAAGTATATCCATCTACATATATATTGCTTCCGTTATCCTTAATAGAAACCGTTGGAGTTGCCGAAACTAGAGCTGTTACACTAACCGTGTTTGAATTGCCTACACTTACTCCATTGTTTGTCGATGAGGCATAATAACTGCCATTTTCCACCCTTTCAAAAACGATTGAGGAGGAGGTAGTAGTTACTGGGCTTCTGTATGCCGAACCATTTCTATACAATTGAACTATATTGGTTCCTGTCTGTAAATTTGAAATTCTGACATTTGCAAGATTTTCAATACTGGCAACTGGAGAAGGTAAAGGCAAGGAGTGGGTAAATCCAATGTTTGCGGTACAAATTTTTTGATCAGACTTGAATACTAATGTATATGTGCCAACCGGTGCGCCTCCAACATCTATCCGAAAAACATTGCCAGTCGTTTCCGAGGTTGTTGATAGTCCCCTTAAAGTATTTGAAGCATCGTAAATCTCCCAATGATACGGACGTGTCCCGGTACTTGTTGTAGTCGCATTGACATCATATAACGTATTTGTACCCGAAACCTTGGTGACTGAATTAAGCGTCAAATTACAGGTATCTAGTGTAACATTGCTTGACTTAAGAGACAAGGTATATCCGCTTACAATTTGCTTAATGTAGTATTGGCCTCGTGGCAAATCATACATTAGAATCTGATTTGCTTGAATAATTGGCACACCTGCACCTATCTGAGCATCGTTAATGGCTGCGTAAACATAAGCAATACCACCAACGGCCAAATTGCCCCCTTTGACACCCTGATATTCAATCGACGCCGTAGGGGTTTGCGTGGGTGCTAAAATATTGAATCTGATTTGGTTTGAGTATCCAGTTGTAGAGGTAGTTAGTGTGTCTCTCCACCTTCCTACGTAAATACCTCCGCTACTTGTTGGGGAAATAGCAGAAACTAGTAAGGTGTCCGACCAACCACGGGGGGAATAGGATCCACTAGATAGCCCAGTTTCGAACCATTCCAAACGGCTGTTAGCTGGACGGGTTGAATTGTAGGTAAGTTTTACTAATTGCAATTCTGCTGCATCATAAGTGCCTCCACTATTCTGAGGAACACCTACCGCAATTACATTTGGTGCCTGACCCATACCAATAAATCCGACAAATGTCAGAAAAATAAGTAATACATGTCTGATAATGTTTTTCATAAGATTTTTTTATTAGTTTTGAATTGCAATAAGAATTTTTTACCATTATTTATTTCATAATACCACATCATTTTACGGTGTGGTATTATTTTTATGCGTCAAAATCACCATCCGAACCATATTCGCTTTCAGGCTCGTAAACATCAATGTCATGATCTTTTCCTTGTCCTGTTGAAACTCCGCATAATCCCTCTTTTGCTAGGTATTTGATAGTATCTCCCGACTGATTAAGTACATATTTCTCATAATTGCCCACCATATCACTATCATGTAATTCAATCAAATGAACCTCTGCACGACAATCGTACTCGTTTGATTTTAAATACATTGGCCAGTAGTACCCACCAGCTAAATAAGAAATATTCGGAAAAGTGTAAACTGCTGCACGCTTCAAGTTTTTTCCAATCAATACACCCTTGAATATCTTTCTATTGGAATTATATTGGTTGATAATATTCCTTGTGGCTATTTCAAGCAATGGCAAAAACTCCTCACTATCTTCCTCACTCCAAGACTGAGTAAAATCAAAATTATAATTTAGAAAATCTCTCAATATAAAAGACTGTCTTGGCAATTTTGGAGAAATCAAACTACTTGGATTTGAGTCAGCATAATTCAAATTGTCACCAATCAAGGCATTAATTTTTTCGGGAAATGTCATCGCCTTATTGCAATTATATGCCGTATGAGTTTCCGACGCTTCTTGTAAGGTATATTTTACATACAAATTTCTAAACTCTGACCCCCAAATGATAGGATATTTATATACTGGTGCCTCCGCTGTTCCAGTGTTAATAATTCCCCTAGACATACCAGGGAGGAGGCGAATATAAATATTACAATTATCTGGCAAGGCTTCAGATTTGATATTAATAGTTTTGCTTGCCACATCCTCAATATTTGGAAATGTATTATCAATATCATAAGGCTTCAGGATTGAGTTGGTTGTGCTCCATACTCCCTCGTCTGTTAGGTAATATGTTTTTCCAAAAACGTTTGTCGTGGAGGATGCAATAATTTGCAATTGTGTCTTTTCCGCTCTATCTCCAGTCTCGAAAGACATCTCGAAAGTTGATCCTTTTGGCAAGTATCCTCCTGATGCTTCTAACCAAGCGTCATCAAATGTCGCTTCCAATTCCGTCACCGTTGGATTGTCGTAATTTGTCGAATAAAAAAACGAGTCACGTAAAACAATTACCGAGTTGAAATCCGCTGTATGGATTAATGTTTTCTTAATGCCTCCGCCTAATGTTTGTTCGTACCAATTAAGAATAGGAAAATTAACCTCCTCGCTGATTGGGTTATTGTTAGACCATGCAGAACCACTCCAAATATACACCTGATCAATAAAATCTTTCATGCTTGAAAACTTAGTACAAGTCTCTAAGTTTGTAACATTTTGAAAAGATCCATCTCTCAAAATATTTCCAGCAAACCCGTATTTGTATTCGAGTTCCGCCTTTTTATACATACGTTTTTTATTCAAAACTGCTCCGTCAATAATTTCAAAATCCTTTCCATGTTCCAAAGTTTCGACGTTATTAACTGTATATGTCGTATTGATTCCAGTCTTACCTATCCACTGAGCTGTATATTTTCCTTTAGAAACATCTGGGATACGACACATTTTCCAACGACCATCCTCTTGAAATAATTGAGCATTGAATGTATTCAAAATACCCTCCAATATATCATAAGCAGATTTGAGCGAGGAGGCATTTTCACGCAAAGAATATGCCGAAACAAAGGCCTGTGTTAATGGATTTTGCAATTCTGTCGAATCCATTACCTCCTCGAAAACTCTTGCAATAGAATACAGTTCGTTCTCTGTATTGCTAGTAAGTAGTAAGCACTTTGTAATTATCTGTGCAATACTAATAATACTATCATGCTCGTTGGTGCCAAATTCAAAATTTTCGTCCGTCAGAGCGCCCAAATTGTCTATTGCCTTAATGACAATTCTCGAATCTCTGCTATTGATAATTTGCTCACTCAAATCAGCCGTGATAAATCCAATCCAGTACGGTGTACTGGTTGCGTTATCTCGGTAGTACTTAATTAGATACTCTGTTTCATCTTCAGAGAGAAAAGAATCAAACTCTAATTGTTGATTCTCTACCCCTGTCATGTGAAACTCTAATATGCTGCCTTGAATTGGCTGATTGTAGATAAAGTCAGACGTATTAGGGTATTCTATGGTAATGGCTGGAGGTCGTGCATAGTCTAGTGTTATGGCTGTATCCGTAAACCCCTTTTGCCATATCTCCACACGGTTTTTGTTCACGATGTTTTCGTGATTAACAACACAAGTCCCGTCAAACTCGAATATGTATATAATTCCGTATCCAGTCATATTATTTTCCTGTTACCCGTACAGAGGTTTCGAATTGCTTGTTGATTTGGTATGTGCCATTAGAACCAGGATAGATTGACCCAGTTAGGTCTATCATTAGCCTAATAGTTTGTAATGCACTACTGGACATACTTGCGGACCCACTCGCATACGCTCCACTACTTCGTGTTGAGGTTGAAACCGAGGAGGCGTTATTACTTGTACTCATCGCACTACTTGCGCTCGACTGAATAGAACTAGACAAGCCCTTGAGTAATCCACCAAATGCAATCAACCCAACACCCGCCAATGCCAAACCTGCCGGATTGGTTAATGCTGTAGCTAATGCAATCGAAGCGGCTGCAAAAATACCAGAGCTTGCAACTAACTGGGTGCCTACCTTGATTACAAAATCACCAAGCGCACTAAGTAGTGTTGCGCCTAAAGATGCAAAGGCGCTACCAACTGTTAATTGTCCTGTTAATAGCCCACCTGTTAGGCTTCCAAGGCTTTCAGCAATACCAGTAGAAACATTGATTAGAGAATCATTGATTAATCCTCCCATGGCAAAAATATACTCCTGAGCCTTTTGTCCGACTGGTACAAATCTTTTGAAAGATGCCTCCATTTTGTCAATCATGGTATTGACCATGTTTGAACTTTCCGAAGCTACCTTTGCAATACCATCCTGCACGCCTTGTGCTTGCGCAAATATACCTTCTCGGTTCTTTCCTAGTTGCCCCAATAGAGAATCATTAATAGACTTGATTCTCTTCATCTCCTCCTCTACTATCTTAGTATATTCCGCTTTTCCTTTTCCTTCTTTTGTAGACGTTGGAGGAGGAGGCACTACGCCTGTACTTGTTGTTTTACTTACTACATCGGAATACTGTCCAATTTTCGCTTGAACCTCTTTAATTGCAGAGTCCAAAACTTTTATATTGTCTTCTTTTGCCTTTACCAATGCAATAGAAGCATCTGCAAATGATTTGACTCCCAATGTGGCTTTTACTCCTTCTAATATACCTTGTGTAGTACCAGGACCCTCAAAAGACGCTTTTGCTCGCTGTTGCAAGAGTTCATCTAATTTGATTTGCAAATACTTTGCCTCCGCCTGTCTAGTTAGCGCCTTAATCTGGCTATTAATGGCTTCAGTAGCTTTTCCTGTTCTTATATCCTCCTCGCTTATGTTTTTCAAGTAATCAGGATATAGTTCACGAAGTTTTGTGATGGCTTCTTGTCTTTGCTTATCAGTAGCATACTTACTTTTTGCTGTTTCAACCAATTGGTCAAGTTGGTACTTTTCCCGTGCCGTGCTTACTGCCGCTTCCTCCTGTGCCTTAGATATTGTTTCTAATCCTAACGCAACCTCTTTGTTTTTGTTGGTGAAATACAACATTGTGGCCGTCAATGCAGCCACTATGGCAATAGCTCCACCCATTGCAAGGATAGCCCCACCTGTAAGAGTTGCCGACATTTCGACTATGGTTGCAGTAACTGCTAGTGTTGCAGTTCTAAGTAATCCGAAAGTACTTGCAAGTGCACCAAATCCAGAAGTCAACAAAGGCGCTAATTGCAACAACCCACCCAATGCAATCATAAGCGGAGGCGCAATTGTCAATATGGCTCCGAAACCTAATACTACTTTTTTTAAAACAGGATCCATTGTTGCAATAGAGTCTGCCAACGATTTGAAAAATGCCGAAACCTGAGGAATTAAGTCTTTGAGGCTGAATGCTTCCACCATAGAGTTACCTAACTCTATCATAGTGCGCCCCACCGCATCGCCCATCGTCGAGAATAATCCCGAAATTGTTTGAGATTGACGCTCAACCATGCCGTTGAACCTGCCCCCTTCACTAGTGGCATCAACAAAGGCTTGACGGACCATATCGAAACTGATTTGGCCGTCCTCCATTTTCTTTTTGAGTGATGCCATAGACTCACCCGTTTTGTCGCTTATCTGCTTCAATGGATTGAATCCAGCATTAACCATTTGGAGGAGGTCTTGCCCCATCAATCGACCCATTGCAGCCGATTGAGCAAACGCTAGTGACATTTGGGAGAACTTCTGAGAGTTTCCACCTGTAACGTCTCCAAGTAACTTAATGTCCTGAGTGGCTTGCTTTGCGGAGATACCAAAATTCATCAATGTTTGTTCCGCCTTGGTCACATCTTCAAAAGTCAAGTTTGAATTATCTGCATAATCCTGCAAGGACTTCAAAGACCTTTGAGCTTCCCCAAAACTACCAGACATAACCTCTATAGCAATAGACGCCTGTTCTATTTGCCCAGCCATATCCAAGCTACTTTTACCCAAATAGCCCAAAGCAGCCGAAAAAGTAATAGATAACTGAGATCCAACGTTGGACAATTCTTGTCCAAATTGAGCCAATCTATTAGATACCCCGTCAAGTGTTTGATATAGTTGTTGTGGATTACCACTAATTACTACCTCTAATCCTCCATTCATAATATTATTGGATTACAATCCTTTTACTCCAAATGATTTAAGCGCCATCAATGCCATTTCACCATCAAGCAACTCCTCCTCTTTTTCTTCTAAATTATCTATTTGCCAAATGGTAAACAAGTCTTTAGGTTCATCAATCTTATTGTTGCCTGCCAACTTATGTATTGTTAGCATCAATAGCCTTGTTCTATCGTACTCTAATGCTTGTCTATAGAAAAAGCCCCATTCATAGTCGAAAAACTCCCCTAGGGTCATTTCTCGCCACTCATGAGGCTTTAATCCAACAATATTCGCCCTTTCAATGAACTTTTGAAGGGTCAAAGTTTCTTTCTTATCTTTTAGCTTTTTTTTTCAGGAGGAGGCGTTGTGAATGTTTGCATGAACTCTGTAATGTCATTTGCAAACTCCTGTAACTTGTACTCTTCGAGCATGATTGATGCCTCCGCTTGTGCAATTTCAATATCGGATAATAATTCTTTTGCCTCCACATATTTCTTTTCCGAAATAAGACCATAGTACCAGAACGACAAAAACAAGTCCGAAAAAATGCCCATCTGGTCAAATGGATTTTTGCCTTCTTGCGTTGCAATATCTTCGAATGTACGATTGAGCTTGCAACAAAAAACCTGCTGGATGGCACCCAATGCAAAAAGCAAAGTAATTACCTTTCCTTCTGAATTTACAAATGTCTTTTTCATAATCTTCTCATGAGTTTTATTTGAAAAAGCCACTCATTGATTGAGTGGCTTTTGTTATGCTGAAACAGTTGCAGCCGTCAATGGCCCTGTTCCAGTAAATGTAACATCCACCGTAGCAATATCCTCATCTGGAGAATTATGCGGGAACGATGTCAAATATGCCGAACCTGTCAAAGTAGTACTATCTACAGTAGGATCCTTAAACGATACAGTTAAAACCGACTTATTAAGCCATGCAGCCAACAAATCTGCATAAGTTTCTTTTTGTGTATCGGTTCCGTACTTGATTTGCAATGTTGCATCAATGGACCAGCTTTTACGCCCAGGGATTGATTCCGCCCAATCCCCTGAATCCTTGGAAACTGTATCAATTGAGTTTGTGCTAAGGTTAACTTTGCAACTTTTTTCGTTTGCAAGTAGCTTGGTTCCTACGTAAACTCGTAGGTCACGACCTTTAACTTTTTCCATAATTATTTTTCAATTAAATAATGACCTACGTTGAAAATCTTGTTAATATGAAAACCCGACGGTACGGGTATACTTTGCGTTCTATCTGTAATCCTACAATGTACTACATCAAACAACTCCACAAAAGACTCATTCGAATTAATGCCAAAAACACCTCTTTCTGGAACCAAAGCATTCACAATCAGTGCTCCTACTTCGTCAAGCGGTTTTTTGGAAACATCGTTTACGTTGGACTTGTGCACCACAATCACATCAATAAAATTGTCGCCTTCGAAAGAGTCTTTTGAACCTAAACGAGGTTGGTTTTGAGAGTTGGTAAACACAATACACGGAAAAGTTGCCTCCTGTGGAGCATTTTCGTCAAAGCATTGCAGGTTTGAACCATTGTACTCTAATTGAGTCAATAGCTCAAACAATGCGGTTCGTACTGGTAAATCTGGTTGGATCATAATGCTTTTATTCTAGAATTGAGTCTTTGCTTGAACAGTGGCGCAAATCGCCTGTAAGCTGGTATTAAGTATGGTTGCGCTGGTATGCCGTTTTGGTAGATACTAAGCATAATCGGGTAAGTGTAAATCAAGTCTATACCCTTAGCTTTCATCCATGCTTGAATATTTTCTTTGAAAGCATTCCAGTCGCCTTTTTCTCTTTTTTGTACTTTTCTAGCTAAATCCTCCCACCCCTGAGGCACCGACACTTTCGTACCTGTTCCAAATTCAATATAACCTGCATAATCGGCACTGAAGGACACTTTACCCTTAAGGCCTCCCTCTAGTATTTCAGCTAATCCACTTTGACGTAAATCACCAAAATTTACAGGCGCTCTCATTTTCGCCTCCGCTTCAATTTCAAAAGTTGCACGGGCTACCTCCTCTTTTGTGATAGTAGTAACTTTCTTTTTGAGCTCATCCACTCTCCTTTGAAGTTGTTGCAATCCGTTAAGCCTTATCATTTTGCGGAACAGGTTAATATCTGAAACTGATTCATATTATTGAGGTTTTCGATACTTGAAATTATGTACTCTTTCCCCAAAAATAGAATCGTGTCAGTTGGTAAAATATTTGGCAAAAAACGAACCTTAAAACGCTTTGTTTGCTCAATGCCAGACTGTTCAAAATCAGTGTTTCTCGACCCTCGTTGTGTAACTATTTCGGCTGCAATTTCAAAAGTATCATATGTGTTAATTCTCCCTCCAGCGCCATCGCTTGTCGAGGAGGCTTTGCGCCTAACCGTCAAACGGCATCTATTCATTGAATTATACATAGACGTTTCTATATTTTGAAAGTTGCTTCTTAATACTCTTCCAGTCTGATTCTTGCTCAGTTATTGACTTATCGAATTTTGAACATGCCAAACTAACAATAGCCGAAATAATTGGCGCTGGAACCAACGAAGTTGTTGTATTATAGCCTCCGTTATACTCGATTTGAGCGCCATTTGGAGCGTCAAAATATAACTTTTGATTAAGCTTTGAAGCTGTGTAAGCAATGTCAGTGCCCGACAAATCTTTGACAAAAACAATGTCAAAATTAGGTCCCATAGTTAACTCCACAAATTCCTCCACTTCTCCAAAGGTCACACGCCAACGACGAGTAAACAAAGATTGTTCGATATAGTTTTCAACCTCCACAAAAGCATCCGAAATTACATATTCAATCTTTGAATCGTAACTATTATCAAAAATATTGAGCATATCCTTGACCTTATCCGTAATTACAGGATAAGAGCCAGAGGAGGCCATAACTTTTGGGGTGCTTCTGTCTTTAGTTGGCATTGTCTTACTTTTTATCTTTTACTTCTTTCGCCCAGCCTTCAGCAATTGCCTTCTCAGCCGTGTCCGCGTCTACTTCTTTTACTGTGCCCTTTTTCATACCAGCAATATCCTCGGTTAATTCAATTTTTACCTTTGCCATGATTTTAAAAAAAAATGGAAATAATAGGGTAGTCAAAACCACCCTATTGAGTTGAAAAAATATTAAGGCGCTGTTAAGGCTGTGATCCCAGCTGCAAAAGTTCCTTTTACGAAGGCTTTTGTGTGAGGTGCCTTGATACGGTGGATGCCTCGAACTCGACCAGTAATTGTTTTGAACCCTTTAACTGGATCGTCAGAGTTTTGATCCCAAACACGAATATTCAACGAATCACGCAAGAAGAAAGTAGATTTCGAGAAATCACCCACCAAGAAGTTTCCAACGGTTACACCATTGTTTTCTACTACACGAATACCTAAGATCATTTTTCCATTGCGATCGTAGAATGGAGGTAACATATACTCCCCTGTAGTCGTTTTGATTAGGTCAAAATTGGCTGCATCAATCGGATTCAACGTAATAGCAGAAGGAACGAAGTTGTTTGTAATGAGCTGTAAAATTGCCACTCTCAATACATCCAATCCATTAGGTGCGGTAACATAGTTTGTACCAGTTGGTTTTGCAAATGCCGTAGCATATTCCAAAATACCTTTGTGGTTTTGACCTGTTCCGTCACCCGAAAGCAATTGAGCGTCAATAACCAATTCCATTTGATCTACAATCTCGGTTTGAGCTTCTGACAACATGAAATCAATGTCGTCTAACATTTTGTCAGAGATTTTCATATACACCGCAGTATATTTTGCAGTTGCGTTTTTCTCTTCGAAAGTTTCAGACATTTGCGCATAAGTCGAGCCCTCCGCAACCTGAGCGGGACCACCTTCTACAAGAGTTCTCTCTACCCAAGAAACCGTATCGCTCGAAGTGCGAGCCAACACGATTAAGTCCTGAATGAAAGGCATACGGTAAGGAGATTTTGCAACGCCTGGTTCTCTTTCCCATAGTGGAATGCGCGAACCCGAGGCAATAGCATAAGAAGTTACCATATTGCTAACCGCCTTTGCCTGAAACTCAAAACCTCTTCTAGACTTAACCTGTCCAGAAATTCCGCCTTCTTTTGCTTTCAATGACAACAGGAACTCTTCGTACTGCTTAATTGCAGTCTTAGGCTCTTCTTTCTGGTTGGCATTGATAGCCTTTGCAGCCAAATCCGCCAACTCTCCCTTGAACTCGACAAACTTACCTTCGAAATCACCTTTCATTTTAGAAATTTCATCAGGAAGGCTTTTGATGTTTTCGGGGACAGTCACCCCCTCCTCAGCCATTTTTTTCACTACATCACGCATAGCCTCGGCTGACTTTCTTGCTAATTCTTCTTCGTTCATTTTATACAAATGATTTTAAAGCGTTCAAAAATTTATTTTGGTCAAACGTCTTATTATTCGGGTTTGAGTCTTCAGAAGTGATATTTTTCGGCTTCTGATTTTCGCCAAACTGGTTCTTCAAAAACGATTTAAGTTGATTTACTTCTAATTCAAGAAAAGCATAGGTTTCATCCATCATTTGCCCGCTTCTCAGTGATTTATGGAGCTTTTCTAATCTATCAAAAATTTCATCAATTTTCATTTCTCCCTTCATTCCTAGGAATGGAGTATTGGGGTTTGCGCCCCACAATACAGAAGAAAATTCGTACAATTTTACTTCAGATATTTCATAAAAACCGTCTTTTGAGGTGGTAGAATTAACCCAACGCCCCTGAATTGTTGAAAATCCAATCGAGTGTTGATTAATAACCTCCTCTTTGTACAAAGCAAGAATATCATCACCTAATCGAGTTGGTGCAATCTTAGCCTCAAAGTACAAGCCCACGCTATCCTCTTTCAATGTTGTTGGTTTCCCTAAAATATTTGCGGAGGAATGATTATGAAGAAAAAAGATTTCGTTTTTTCCAGACGGTCCACGCTCCGTAATAGTCTTAGCGAAAGCTCCCGGCAAAATCATGTCATTATCCAGATCCACATTATTGAAAGCGGAGGCATAGCCCGACACAATTCTACTTTCAGAATCGACCGACTTAATTTTTATGCCAGTGTGGCCATATCGAAAATCTTTGTTCATACCCAATTATTTTACTCAAAAATGTTACTAATTTTTGATTTTTCAAACAATTAACAGACAAATGTCAGGAAATTGCAAAAATGTTTAATTTTGTTTATTCTTTATTTTGATAATAATAAAATAGTTAGTAGTTTTGTAGGGTAATAGTTGAACGATAAACAAGATAATCATGGAATCTATAATCTTAAAAATCAAAGAGCAAATAGGTGTATAGCTGACGCCATGCGATTATTTTACAGGCGTCAAAACTTTAAAAAGCAAAAAGTATTTTAATGCACTTTTGAAAGAAAGATGCAGTGAATCAAAAGATTTTAAAAAGCTACTGTTTTATCAGGATAAACTAGGCATTAAAGTTGAACCATGCGGCCTAAATAGAGTGTCAATTTTCTTTTAACCCAAACGGCACGCCACCGCCCAGCGTGGCACAACCTCAAAAATGCAAAAGCAACTATTCGAAAACAAGTCTCAGGAGGAAAGAGAAAGGCTCCTCCGAGACAATGCCCACAAAGTAGAAAAGCACGTTTATTTTAGGAAATTCTCCTCAGAGGAAAAGGACGATTTGAAAGACGAGCTTTCAGAAAAATCCATCATCATAAATGACATTGAGGAGGAGGCAAAAGAAGTTGCCGCCGAGTTCAAGGAAAGGAAAAAGCCCCTAGTTAAGAGGCGAGGCAAAATCCTTTCAGACCTCAAAAAGGGTGGTGAGCACGTCTCAGAAGACTGCTACGAAATCCACGACGAGGAGGAGAAGCAGGTGGGTATTTATAACCGACTTGGTGAGCTAATCTCCCAGCGACCAATGCGCCCAGATGAGCGACAACAGGCAATTCCATTCATCCTCAAAAGTTCATAACTGTTTTTTCACTCGTACTTAACTACGAGTGAAAAAACTTTCCGCAAAAGTTCATAATCAATTTTCAAACCTTTTAAAAATTCAAAAAAAATGGAAGAATTAAAGTTAAATGTCACTACTACACAAAACGAAATTATTGTCCGTAAAGGTCAAGCGGAGGAAATCAAGCCTCCTCTTAAATTTGAGCACAAAGGAAATATCGACTCCGTTGCAAACTTCCTACACCAACGTGTTGCACTAAACCTCATTGACCAAGGCCAGTGCACGATTTTCGCCAATAAAGAGAAAAAGGAGATTCGCTTGCTGATTAACGAAACTAACCATTACTCAAATCAAGTTTCTGGCTCATTGCAACTCAGCGAAAAATTCAACGAATTTGCCATCAACACGGAATATCATTTTATCCCCGAGAAGTTGGGGCAATTGATCAAAATGAACCGAAGCCGTTTTGCCAACATTGACACGGCAATGCAACTGGGCTCACAATTGAAGGATTTCAAAGTAAAGGCTGAAACGGAGGTTTCACGAAATGACAACAACAGAGGGAGTGTGCAAAATGTAATCTCGAAAGTTATTACGGATATGAATATTCCTGAAAACTTCAAGATTAAGTTGCCCATTTTCAAGGGCCAAGACCCAGTTGAATTTGAGGTTGAGATTTATGTTCGTTCTAGCGATATGAACATCCAACTTATCTCCTACGAGGCGGAGGACATCATTGCCAAAGAAGTTGACAGGCTTTTCGATGTTGAGATTAAGCGTATTCAGGAAATTGCGCCTAAAATAGTAATTATTAATCAGTAGTTCAACTAGCCTCCTCCTCTGGGCGGAGGCTTTAAAATTTTAAAATATCATGAAACAAAGTATTGATAGCGCAATTGAAGTATTGCAAGCAACTAAAGAAGGAAAAGAAATACAGATTTTCGACACACATAAACAGGAATGGAAAGAATTGATTGTCCCTGACTTCAATTTTGATTTGTATGAATATCGGATAAAACCAGTTAGTGAGTATACCCCTTGGGATTTTAATTCTATACTTATTGGCCTAGTTGTAACTGACAAGGTAAGCGGGCAAAAGTTCATGATTATCGGTCAATCTGAATCTAGCGTTTTGATTGGTTCAACTTGGGTAGATTATTGGTTATTGCTTGAGCAATTCCATAAGGCTGGAGAGCCTTGCGGGAAACTAAAATCACACATAGGAGATCAAATAGAGCAAGAGCTTTTTGAAGAAGCGGAGCAGTGGGAGAAAAGGGCTTTTGAGAAAATAAAATCTTTCTTTAAAACCTGCCTACTAACAATGGCAATTATGTACATCTTGTGGCATGGCGTAGCCATCAAGATAGGTCATTTTGAGTTTTATACAATTGGTTTTAAGTTTACTTTTAAATAGAAACACAATGCAACAACATCCGTTCAAAGTTGGAGATACTGTTTACCAGTATAATCCGTACAAGAAAATTCGTGAAAAATTGGAAGTTATTTCAATTGATGACAATGCAGGAGAAAATTTCTCAAAAATTTTAATCAGCAATGAAGAAGGGATACAATGGTCTACTAACCCAGAATTGCTATCTTTTAAACCTTATGATTTTGAAAAAGGTGGTCATACTTGGTCAAGGAGTGAAATTCTAAAGCAGAGGCTTCTTGAGCTAAGAAGGCAGTATTCAGATAAAGAATGGAGAGAAGCTATTTTTGATATTCCTAACAAGCAAGAATTTACACAAATCGCTGAACAAATGTTGAAAGATTTAGATGAACTTACATCTATTCAAGTCGGAACCATAACACCCAAACAACTAATCAAAAGGTCAGAAGATTTAAGAGATGCGTTAGGGCATCATTAACCAAAAAGGAGCTTCACGCTCCTTTTTCTATTTCACCCTATAATACTGCGTACAACGGCAATTGCAAACATTACTCGCGCCTCCTCTAGGGTCACCAGGATACTCCATCTTCATGTCATTAACCGTGTAGGCCTCCTTAATTCCAACCGTTTGCCCGTTCGCCGTAACGTGCCAGTCTCGTGTCCTACCGTCGCCAGTCGCAAGCCAAACTTTCACCAAATTGGCACCTGAGTTAATAGCTGCTTGATAACTAGCATAATTTGCAATTGTTGTTGTTTCGGTTCTAGCAATGAGGAGGCTTCGGGTTTTATTGAATTGAGATACTTTCTCTCTTATTGCACGAGCTTGCAAAGCTGATCCTAAGCCAAGGGGCATGACCTCCTCAATGGCGTTTCTTACTAATTGCTTAGTATAATCATTCACCCTTGTAATTTTCACCGCCGTATCTGGGTTTTGAGCAAATACAGTAATAAGCCTCTCCCACATGAGCGAGAAGAAATCAATATCGATTGATTGGGCTTTTCTTTTTACCTGATCATAAATGAACTTATCAACAAATGTCGCCTCTTTTTTGCCAACTTGAAGGTATATACCTTTTACTGTCGCAAATAACTCATTGGATTGAAAATCAGCATCTACATAATTTCTAGCTGTTTCTAAGCCGTATTGCTGAATCCTTTTTACAAATTTTTGAAGCTGGTAGTCGAGGAGGCTTTTTATTTTTCTTGCCGCGTAAGCTTCGTATTTATCTTTCCTCCGCTGATATGCTATATTATACTTCTCTTCATTCATGTCTTTTTATTTGAAAATTACCAGATTTTACCGACAAATGTCATGAAAAACGCAAAATGTTTAATTTTGTTTATTTCTTATTTTGATATTAATAAAATAGCGTGTAATTTTATATCATCAAACAAGGACAATTAAACAAACAAGAATATGGCAACTGCAACACAAAATCAAGCATCATCTCAAGAATCACGTGATTTAGAAAAATTATTTGAGTCATTAGGGCGAAAATATGATAGAGTTTCAAATTGGGGTGGATATGTAAACACCACAACCAATAAAGTTTTTGAAATCTATCTAATAGATGGGATTCAGTATCTAGTATGTAACTCAGACCAAGGATATTTCAATGGAATCATTGAAATTGAAACTGGTGAATTTTACACTGAGGAGGTGTTGGTATTTTTCGATGGAGAAGAATTTCCAATTGAGAAATCAGTTAAGTATTAATTTTCCAAAAGGAGCATCCCGAAAATCCTTAAAAGAAGTAGGCAAGTATTCAAGTGGAGACTATCATTGGTTTACATTAGAGCAATTGGTAATTTGTAGTTATACTTAAAATTCACAACCATGAAATCAATAGTAACAATAGAGATAAAAATACATGATACCGTATCAATAGGAGAGGCCTATGTAGAAGCTATAAGATTAGCAACGATTTTAGATGTCTGTATTGAGTTTAATTTCAATAATGTAAAATGCCTAGCTTTTAAAAATGGTGATGTAAAAAGAGGGGTTGATTCTTATTGGAGAGAACTTTCTTGTAAAAATGACATTAAAGTGTCATCATGTTAAACAAAAAAGGGAGCCCAAAGCTCCCTTTTCCTATTGATAGCTCCCATCATTAGGAGCACTAACCCCTAAATCCACACTCAAATCAGCAACCTTGACAAGATTTGGACTAATATAAGCCTCGTTAAAAGATGGGTCATCTATCGGCTCGTAGTCCATCATTGCTCGAAACTCATTTTGCGTAATAATTCCTTTCCCGTGGAGGCTTGCGATAATATCCGCCGTTTGCTTCATGCTGTCCTTCAGCTCTGCATAGTACTCAGTATCATATCTTACTTCGTAATCCTCCGCTTTCAATCCTGCCTTTTGACAAACAAATCTTTTGATTGCGTCTAGTATTGCAACTTGCAACGGCAATACACAATCTGTAATCATTTGCTTGACCGCCGTCGAGTAATTGTTGTAACTCGAATTATCAGTTGAGAGGAGGATAAAAGGAAACCCAAACAAACGACAAATCTCCTCGGTGGTCATCTTAGAGATTTTAGCAAGGTCCATTTCTACGGGTGTCTGTACTAACCTGGTGTATGAAACCTTGTGGTTAAACCACGATATCCTATTTCTTGCACCTTTACCGTATAACTTATTATTAACCTTATCTACATACTCCTGTTCTTTTTCTGCATTCATATCTTCATCACTGAAGCCTCCTCCATCTTGTTCCAGCGACAAAATACCAACCGCACCCCTAGTCTCTTGAAGCTCCACGGTTGCAGCTCTATTTGAGTTTGATGCCTGCAAGCTATCCTTTCCAATCACTAAGGGGCTTAAGCCTCGATTAATTGAGCCAAATAATTCTTGCGAAGGATTGAAGGTAGATAGAGTAAAAAACTCATCTTTCGACAAAACTTGACCCGTTGGCAATAGCGTATAAGAGTCAACCTCTCTAAAATTAGTATAGTTGATTTGGAATTGATAAGGACTAATAACATGCAAAGAAGTTGAAATACCCTTAGAGTCCAGCACTGGCAAAAATCCAACATCTCCAGCCAAAGTGTACCAACGGACCACGGTATCCATAAACTGTTTTTGTGTCTGGTAGGCATTTGGACGATTGAAAATAAATCGTATTGGGTCAAGTGGACTATCAACAAGCTCTAATGATGATTTAATTGCTAATCTATTGTGCCTAATTTCCTCCTCATTTCTTCTGTTCTTAGTTCTAAAATAAGCCTTTGCCTTTTGCTTATCTTTCACCTTATACACCTCAATAGGTGGTTCAGTAGCACGCTTTGCAATTTTGTCGATAATTGCAAAAACATCACCATTACCCTTGTATCCTTTCTCTATCACCGTGGACATATCCTCGGTATAATATGAAAAAGAACGACCAATATTGGTAGTTTGAAAACCTGTTGGCCGTGTTAGGGATTTTGCAGCAATAGCGGTACCCCAAAAAAAGTTCTTAATTCTATCTAGTAGATTCATTACCCAGTTATTAGTTTTCTTGGTTTCGAATACTTAGTATATATCGCATATCTGATGGCATCCAAGGTGTGATTATAGTTATCGATTGGAATATTTGTTTTCTTACCGCCCACTACAATCCATTCGTACTTTGACACCTCTCTCTTAATATTAATTGAACGAGAAGTATAGTAACATTCATATTCTTGCAGTTTCAATATTCCAGTTCTTACACTATCCGCCCCCTTGACGGCATCTATAACTTTGATTCCTAGATTTCTAAGCTCCTGACAAGATTTTGGCTCGGCTGAATCAAAGTAAAACTCTCCAGTACGTCCAGTATAATCTTTCAGCTTACTTGCAATCATAGGATTGGTTAATCCTGCCTCGTATATAATTTCATCAAATATAAGCTTTTTCCCTATTTTGGCAATACGAACTACCGCCGTAGGATCGTTTGAATAACCAAAGTCACCTCCAGAAAATATTATTTCGGCATCCTCTGGGAATGTGTCGATTTCTGCCCAATCGTAAATTAAACTCTCCTTGTTCGGTTTTGGGTCCTGTTGGTATAGCGAGTTGAAGGTAATTAGATTCTTTCTTTTAACCTCTAATATTCTTGCGAGCGAGTGTTTTTCCTCCCATAATACCTCACCTTCTTTTCTTGGGTCGTATTGGTTTTCATCTTTTTCCTTAATAGCTGGAAACTTGATAACCACCCAACCATTAGGATTTGATTCACTATATATTCCGTCATCTTTGAGGAGGCGCCCTGCAAGGTCGTCCTCATCCCAGCGAGTTTGTATTAGGATTCTTGCTGAATTATTATGTGCCCTTGTTGAAAATACATCAGTATACCAAGAATATACCTTTTCACGAACAGTGAGACTTTTAGCCTCCTCCCTATCCTTGAAAGGGTCATCTATAATACCTAAGTCAAGCGAAAGAGAAGTTAATGAACCTCCTACGCCAACCGATACACAATATCCACCCTTTTTTGTCTCAAAATATCCGTTTGTTTTTTTGAGATCGTCTTTTCCATCGGATAGTAAGGCTTCAGGGAAAACATTCTTGTAATACTTGTCATCAATTCTCCTCTGTACCGCCTTTCCTAACTTTTCAGCAATTGAAGCGGAGTAAGAAACAATACCAACCCTCAAGTTAGGCTTTTTGCCTAATGCAAAAGCTGGAAAATTCCTAGTGGCTAATTCAGATTTTCCATGCTGAGGAGGCACGAAAATCATTAGCTTTTTAATTTTCCCATCGAGTACTAATTGGCATTTTTCAGCAATTACACGGTGAAACCACTTCATCGTGTAACCCTCATTGATATAATTTACGAAATCTGGAAAGTGTCGCCTAGATAGCTCACGCTTTGCCTGTTCAATCCTCGCCCCCTCCGCTAGCGATTTTGCGTAACTCGTCATCGGTGTATTCTTTCAGTGATTTATTGGTAACAGTTGAATCTACTTCTATTTTCTCACTATATCCCCTATTTTTCCCTTTTGTCTTAAGATAGAATATGAGGCAAGCCACGTCACCATCTTCTATTTTTTGCCTAATTTTAGATTCGGCTGCGTCTAAGAATGTTTCTTCTATGTCGTCGGAACAATCTTTAAAAGATTGATTTTCATGCTTCCATTTATAGAAAGTGCTCCTGCTCATACCTAATTGAGCACATGCCTTGGATACATCACCATAATTCAATTGCAAGGAAATCAGGCAATTAATCATTTTCTTTTTTACTGCTCCTTTTACATGTACGATTTGTTCACTATATATTTTCTTTAGAGATTCAACATCTACGTTATCCCTAGTTTTTTTGGGTAATTGCGCCTCTTCCATATTTTCATATTATATTTGAACAAAAATAAACAAATTATCATGGAATATACAAGATACAAGATTACTTCGAAAGTATTGGAGGAGGTAATGAATAAGAAAAGAACTTCGGTATATCTTGCCTTGAAGGAGAAGGGGTTAAAAATGAAGAACTTGAGCGAGGAGGATTTACACAATCACTTTGGGATAAATCCACAGATTTTTAGGGATAAGATTTTAAATAAAAAAAAGCCCTGATTTTAGTCAGGGCTTTTTTTATAACAATATCCAATTGCAAAAATCTCCATTTTCGTTTGTCGAGTAATCGTCATTCTCGTTATAAGGGATAATATTATTACTAATAAGATACAATAAATCTTCTAAAGACTTATTGTCATCACCACTATCCTCACGGTCTGAGCCGTCAATACAAAACGCCCAAAAACACTTGCCATTTTCGCCTTCAAATGTAAGGCGAATATCTAAGTTATCGGTATCAGTATCAAAATCCCATCCTATTTTTTCTAGTTCAGAAGCCGGAACTATTGCTGAATAATATACGTCTGTTACTTCTGGGTTGTAAGTTGCAGTTGCCATGTCGCTGATTTGTTTAATTGTCCTTGTTTGATAATATAAAATTACACACTATTTTATTAATATCAAAATAAATGATAAATAAAATTAAAAATTTTCCGTTTTTCCTGACATTTGTCGGTTTTAAACAACAAAAAACCCACACAATAGCATTGTGTGGGTTTAAAATTTAGCGTTTTGGCAAACTGCTGTACCTAATTGCGATAAAGACAGGGCTCGAACCTGTGACCATTGAGCTATGTGAGGCTCACGCTCTACCATCTGAGCTACTTTAACACCCAACTACTGTGAAACCTATCGAGTTGGCAGACTCCGACTTTGGAAGTTTTGAGGAGAATAAAGGAGTCGAACCCTTGAATCATTTGACTAACAAGTTCCCTTGTCCCAATAAACCACTCTGGCAATTCTCCATTTAATTCAAAACAAACGCCACACTGAGAAAATGTGGCGTGTAATAGTCTTACCTCTAAACCTATTTAACTATGAAAAAAATTTACTTTTCTAATTAAAAAAAAAGAGGAGGCAACACACAAACCAACCGCCTCCTCTAGTACTATCCCTTTTTCACCAAACCAAAACAAAACTGCTGTGTTGCCTTTACAAATATGGAGTATTGGTTTTAATAAAGCAAATTTTTGTTTAAAAATGTTTAAAATTTATTTTCCAGTACTGCCATAACTCCCAACACCTCTTTGCGTTTTGCCCAACTCTTCCACCTCCACAAAGTTAATTTTTGGGTATGGGATGATAACCAATTGGGCTACTCGGTCGCCTATATCAAAAGGGCCATCACAATATGATACATCGTAAAAAATTGCGCTAATTCCTCCACGATAATCTGAATCTATTAATCCAACAGAATTTGACAAAACCAACCCAATTTTATGAATTGAACTTCTAGGAAGAATTAAAGCACAAAACCCATCTGGAATCTCTAATGATATTCCAAAATCTGCCTTTATTTTACCTCCTTCTAATCGCTCAATACTATCCACAAACAAATCCATTCCAGCGGAACCATCCGTGGAATATACTGGCATTTTTGCCGTTGGGGTTAATTTTTTGATTTTAATGTCCATAGTTTTAAAGTAAAATTGCTTCTAAATCATTTCTTTCGTGCATTTCAATGCCAGACTCGGCAATAAAACATTCTAATACAGTCATATTCAAAGACACCACAAACCAAGTTTTGATATGCTCACATTCAGGATTGACCTCATCATTAGTGCCCTTCTTTACTATTCTAAGTAAGCCCATCACAACAAATTTAAAAATTTCTCAAACAAAATATTAATATCTGCCTCCTCAGCAAAAGCGGAGGCTGAAAACTCAAAACCCATTGAATTAAGCCAATTGATCAATTGTGCTTTCGTTGGTATGCCAATACGGTGCGGTTCTTCAAAATGGCTTAAACTCATGATTTTTGGTGCTCCGTCAAAATCACCAGGGAGAGCATAAAATAAATCTTCTTTCATTATGTTGTACCAACAAGTACAAATTTCAAGAAATCCTTTTTCTTTCGCTAAAATTGAGGTTTCTAATGAGCAATAAATGTCATCGTGGAGGAATTGCTTTTGCATGATATAATTATCGATTAGTGTCAGAATTACAAACTAAAATTTCTGATTTTTGCGATTGATCAATAAGTATGCCTCCGTTAGAGCTATATTGTAATTTTCTGAAATTAATAGGGATAGCCATAAAACTATATCCGTTATTAATATTGTCACAATTGTTAATATCTTGATAAGATATAATAGCCTCTCCTTTTTCAGTGTTAATACTAATTAGTTCGATATTTTGCAAATTATTCATGATTTTATTGGATTTGTTTTTTTTACTAAATAAGAATTTTAAATTGTGGATTAAATCTATCTAAAGCAAAATTTACAGCCTCCTCCTCTGACTTAAATACTTTGAAAATAACATCTGGATAGGTTCTTTCTGCAATATACAGCCCAGTTTCAAAATATTTATAAACACAAATATCTCCAAGTGTATGTAGTTTAAAATTCCTACTACATAGCTCTTTTCGAATAATATTGGTGCCTCTTTTTGGAAGATTATTCAAAGATTGCTGGAGGCTTTCTGGGTTTATTGGCTTCATAGCTAAACGGTTAAATCTTGTTTTAGTTTATCTATTAAAGAAGAAAAAGCGTCTTCACTTGTTTCATGATACCAAGGTAAACTATCAATTCCAGCAACGGAAACATAGTGAGTCCAATAAGGAAAAATAAACCAACGAAATTTTCTTATTTCTACTACATATCCACGTGGATAGTATTTAATTCTAAATTTTAGTGTCATAATATTACTTTTTCTTACCAAATCCCAACTTAATCAAATTACCAACTTGGCTCTTAAACTTGGATTTCAAACCACGTTTTTGACGAACCCTATCAAAATACAGATTGAATACTTTTGTAATAGACAAACCTTTGTCTTCGGCTAATAACATCAGGTTTTTAGCCGTTTCTTCGCAATCCTCAGGCTTGATTGTGTCGCCAATCTCCAAATATTCATCTGATATTTTCTGACATAAGCCAGACAATTGTTTTTCTCTTTCTTGAATGATTTTCTCATTGTGTTTTCGGAGGTAATTAGCCTCCTCTTCTGGAGTTAGTTTCATTGGTTTTCTTGGTTATTTTGATTGATAAATACTACTAAATCTTTTGCGTCAATATTGGCTTTGTAGACTCCATTTTCAATACACCAGTTAGCAAACTCAATCATTTGTTTTGGGGTGAAAGTTTTTGCTTTTTTGAGTACTACCTTATTTGTCTTGCTGCTTAACCATAAATGTCCAGTAGTATCATAAGCCCTCCCAATAGTATTATTTTCAAATGCAACTTTAATTAAATCCAATGATTCATCTACGTATGTGATAAATCCTTTCTTTTTTTGATGTTGGCAATAAACCAAATCACCAACTTTGAATTTTTGTGCCATGATGTTATAGATTAGAAAGTAAATCCTTTATTTTTTGATGAAGAATACTACCGCTGCCAATGTAATTTTGAGGATTAGGAGATAAATACTCATCGATTTCTTGCAACAACTCAGTGGAATTAAATCCTACTTGAATTTTATTATTAAATGCTAACTCCTCCGCACTCTTATCGGCACAATTATCTAATAATGTCGATAAATTAAAGAGAATCATTTCGAATGGTTGTGCCCTGATTTTCTCTAAAACAAACTTCAATGCTTGAGAATCTAAATCAAACTTTTTCAATTGCTTGATTTGCGGGTATTCGTCCCAGTCAATTTCTTCTGACAAATTACCATAGCTTTGTATTTCTACATACAAATTAGATAAATCACTCAGTAAATCACTCAGATTTGTAATTTGACTATCAGTTACCCGCCTGACGGTTAATTGTTGCTTTTTGGTCGACATAAAACAAAAAAAAGCCCGAACGGTGGTAGCGAACGGGCGTGTGAGTTTAAATTAATAAACCTCAAAGCAAGGTATACTTTAGGCTACCACCTCTAAAAAATACTTTGCTGAACAAATTTAAACGTTTTTATTTTCTAAAACAAGAACATTGAAACTAATAATCCTGATACACTTCCAATGCTTGCTCCGAAAGAATAAATTAAATGCTCTTTCATTGTCCCAAAAACTACCTTTTTTACATTCCAACTCCATACAAAAGAAATCATAAACCCCATGAATGCGCACCCAATCGGCATTTTGTTTGCAATAAAAAAAGTATTAATAGCCACTAAAAATACTTGTAAAAATCCCGTTAAAAAAAGTTTCATAGTTACTTTCTAATCAAATGATTTAGCAAAAATATTGCATCTCTAACATCGTCGTTGATGCCTTTTAGTTCCCCGAACTGCCTAGCGAATGCCTGTCTGCCTGCTGGAGCCCATGATCCGTTTGGCTTCCACCCCTTGGGCTTTTCTATTGGATTTACTTCCATCACTTTGAATCCCTCTGATTTGAGCAATTGAACAATGGCCAATCCGAATCCTTGGTTTTGTCCAGCGTGCAAGGCTTGTTTGCTGGCATAGGAAACATTGAACTGAGTTTTGCGGAGGTTTGCTTTTGCAATATTCCAAGATGCCTCCACGTAGATTATATCAGGATTTTCTTTCTTGCAAAATGAGAGGAGGCTTCCGATGTCCTCCGCTCCGTAGGTTATTCTTCCAGAATCGCTATTGTATTGTGCAATTCCAGATTTTTTGATGTCTGGGTCGATTACTAGTGTTTTCATGAGTTTGCTTCGTGTAATGACTGTTCCCAGTCTCCGTTATAAATTATATTTTCATCACATCGCTCTATTTGATGATCAACTCCACTAATCCAAATCATTATCCCTAACAAAGGAAATCTCCAAGGTTCTTTTTCGTAGAAATACCAATTTCCGTTTGCGTCCATTGCCAAAAATCTGAAAATTGAGTTTTTGGTTTTTTTGTCAATTACTTGTTGTGGTGTCATTTCCATGAGTTAAAATAATGTTAATTGGCTTGTAAATTTCCTAAATCTCTCTTCCTGCTCTTCAAAATAAAAAGCATTGATTTCGCAAGCATCAAAATTAAGTTTATTTTTCCAAGCAGAAATCCTACTTGAACCAGAACCTAAATGAGAGTCAAACACCAAATCGCCTTGTTTTGAAAACTTGGAAAAACAATAATCGTACAACTCAATGGGCTTTTGGGTAGGGTGTATTTTTTTTTCTGAGTTAGCGCCTCCACGATTTGAAAAAGTAAATACTTTTGATGGACTGTCAAATGAAGTCCATGCAAACTATGCCTGCGAAAAATTCTCCCAAGGTTGATTCTTATTCCAAATAATAAAACACCTACATGGTGGAAGATTAAAATAATTACCTCCCCAAATTATCTGATTTTGGCTAATTCGAAATAATTCTTGAAAATATTCATCTGGAGGCGTTTGGTTATCCCAGTCAATAGCAGATTTATTTAAAAGCCTGTTTTTAAGCTTACCACCTCCACTATTCAAACGTCCTTTTATTTTTGTCGCTGTACTAACACCGGGATAACAGTCTCCACTCCTAGACTTATTTGTACCCATTTGCATATTGGCAGCATTAATTCCATACGGAGGATCTACTATTGCTAAATTATAGTATTTATCAGGTACGTTAGCCATAAAATCCATGCAGTCAATTAGGTTAGCTTGGTTTTTCATTTGAAATTAGATTAACAGCTCTTTCAAGCCTGAGTAAATAAACTTCAAACCGTGGCTTTGTTATGTTGTGCTCAATGGTTTGAATATGGTTTTCAATGAATAAAGGTAGGTTGATTATCAACTCTCCTGGTTTCAGGTATAAGGCTTCAGGAATAGAAATTCCTTGGAGAGCCTGTTTGCATGCTTCTAGTCTTTCAGTCATTTTGAGGAGGATTTGGCGATTCAATCCCAGCCTCTTTTCTTTGCTGGTCCAAATAATCAATCTCCTCTCTCCATTCTGCATGCTTTTGCAAAGATTCTTGAATCTGCTTTTGTTTGGACTGACGAGCAAGTGTAGACTTGAGTATTAGTGGATCCGCTGCAACAAATAACTTATCGCTAGACTCTTCGAATTTTCTTGCCTTGTGGGCGTTTTCTAACATGGCTGCTTTTTTCTCGAAGTAAGTCCCTAAAACATCGCTAATATCTTGAATAGATAGTTTGTTGTAGAATTGCCTTCCTGAAAAAATGGCATCCTTGAAGGCTAAAAGAACATCCTCCACGCTGTCATGGGAGTACTTTTCTGAAATGAATCCAGCAAGGATTAGCAACTCATAGCCTTGCAGCTTCTCCTTAACCTTGGCTATTTCATTGAAATATGCCAGTATGGTTAAGATTTGAACCCTTGCGGTGTCTTTCCCTATCTGGAATAGTTTCGGTTGATTTAGCGCCATTTCTGGGCTTAATTCAACCATTTTCTTAGACAGCACGACAAATGTTTCTGGAGAAGGGGCTTCAGGATTGATATTAGTCAAACATGAGGCTAGCGAGTTTCTTAAAACTGTCGCTACTTGCTTGTTGTTTTGATTCTCTTTGTTGGTTTGCATATTCTGTGCTGGTTTTTAGTTTTTCTGATCTAATGTCGTTTGAAATGAAAGTGCCTAC